CGCGGTTGTATTGTTCCGCAGTATTAACCGCCGATTTTGTCAAAATATTTTTGAATCGATCAATGAATGTTGCCATCTAAATAAATTTTTATCAAAAGTACGAAATTTAAATAATAAAAAATTCGGTGCGTTTGGAATACACGGAATAAACGCCGTAACGTATCGCATCAATTGTATGGTTAAACGCATCTTTTGGTTTATTGATGATTGTACCATCTTTTAATTCTTCCCAATAATAATTGTGGAACTCCTTGTTAATGTTTTTGGAATCTTCCGATACATACACATCAAATTCTTTTATTAATGATATACCCGCCATAATTGAACCTTGTCCTTTGATTGCCGGTTTGATCCACAATCCCAATCGTTTTAATTCTTCAATTGATTTCGGTTCAGCACTATCGGCATACGTTAGTATTTGATCATATCCTTTTGATTTGAAATATTCCGCAATATCATTATTTGTCATTCCGGTTTTGTATAATATTTCCTTGATGTATATTTTATCGTTTTTCTTCTGAATTAAACACGCCGCCGTTGGATCATTTGAATAACCAAAATCCATTCCGATAATTGGATCATCAAAATCAATCATTTCGGATTCCGGAATAAACTTCCAATTATTAAATATTTGGCGTTTGGTAAATAACGCTTGTAATCCTTCACCATAAACGCGCCAATAATCCGGATCGCGTTCCTTCATACGTTCAATTTCTTGAATCAGTATATCCGGTAAAAATTTATTGTCTTTGTACGTTGTGATCCACGTATCGCAATCATCACGCGGTATTATTTCATCGTATATCCAATGGATCGGATCAGATGGGTTAAAATCCAATATTAAATAACCCGTTGTACGCATATTGATTTGGCGGAAATCTTCAAGATTCAATTCGTTTGCCTCGTTCAAATATGCAATATCACGTTTACGACCACGTATTTTTTGTGGTTCATCAACGGATAAAAATTCAACTAAATGATTACGGAATTTAAACGTGTTTTCTGCTTTGTTATGAACGCCTTCATAATACATACCCAAACGTTCCAGTATTTGAATAAAATCACGTTGTACCGATCCTTTCAATGCCGGTAACGTTTTACGTACAATGGAAATCGTTAATGGTTTTTCGGATTCACGCAATAAATATGCAAGGTATTGGCACACCGCGTATGTTTTACCGGATCGTGTTCCCCCTTGATGTACCCTAAATCGTTTATCTGAATTTACAAGTTGTTCAAACTGTATGTTGCAATCAATTATCATCTTGATCTTTATGAACGCGCCATTCGACTATTTGGTTTTCCAATTTGCCTTCGTGTACAACTTCTTGTCGTTCTACATACCCGCGTTTCTTCCCTTTTGTTTTTAAATAAAATATTGTTGCCGGTGTATTGCCGCCTTTTATTTGTTTGTGTAATTGTGATTCCGCAAAATCCAATGTGATGTTTTCTATTTCACGAACTTGTTTTGCAAAATCTTCATCCTTTTCCAACCATTCGTAATACGTTGATCTTCCAACACCGGCAATTTTACACGCCGTTGTTACAATACCCAACGATTTTTCCAATGCTTCCAAAATTGCTTTTTTATGTTGTCCGGTTTTGTTCATAATGCAAAATTAAAAAAAAATGTGTTGATACCACCAAACAACACAATTGCTAAATAGAAAATAACAAAACAACTTGAAATTTAAAGTTAATAATTTATAATTGTTTTAGGTATAAAGAACATTGTGGTTTTTATTAAATTATTGATCCGCACGTTGGACACGTTTCGGAATCATCTTTTATTTCTTCTTTTTCGTTTTCATCTTCAACTGGATCTTCTAATAAATCATTTGGCATATCCATACCCCAATCAATCAATTGTGGAATATCCCAATCATTCGCCAATATATCCCAATCCCAAGATCCGAATCCAACGTTATCTTTAATGATAAATTCGCGCTTTTGTTCTTCACTCCATCCGATTGCTTTATCAATCCAAACTTCAAACAATCCCGCAGATTTACACGCTTGTAATCGCATATTCCCGCCCAATATAACCATATTTTCATCAACGACAATTGGTCGCTTTTCCAACATTTGTGGAAACGCTTTGATTGATTTAACTAACTTTTTGAATTTCGCATCATTTATAAAACGCGGATTATCATCGTTTGGTTTTATGGATGCAATGTTTACTAATTCCTTCATCGTGTTGTGTACCAATTTACATTTATGATTAACGCCACCAATGCAATTTGTATGGTATGCCTTTTATCTTCTGCAACAACTTCCAATCCTTCAAGATCTTCATTTGTATAACTCAATAAAATACCAAAACCACGTAATGGTGCAATGTAAATACTTAAATCCATAACTTTTTTTGTAAAGATACAATCAAATTTTTATTGATTCAATTGGAATGTAATATTTTGATGTTGCGTTTTGTTGTATTGTTCTATTTTGATAACGTTCAATGTTTACGTATCCGGTTATCAAATTACGATGTTCGATTGTCCAATCTTCAACTAATTCTTTTGTCATATTTAAAAAGATGATTTTAAAATTTCTAAACACAAATAATGTGGTATTTTACTCCTTTCATAATTACCTTTTAATCCTTGCGTTCCGGTTCTACTACCACGTGGTGCTCGTTCGTGATGACAATTTTCATTACCATTAAAACATTGTTCGCGCGGAATCCATCCATTTCGATTATTTTCGCCGTAAATATTATTGCTCCAAATATCAGTTGGTTTAGCGCGTTTATCGCCATATTTACAATACCAAATTGTTGTTTTAGGAACATTTAACATAAATGGTTGTTTTCTTAACATACCACGTGGATTTTCAACATACCAAATCAAATTTGGATTTAACGCCTTAAAATGTTTTATTATTTCAAATATTTTTAAAACCATTTTATCGCTTTTTTTTGCAAATTCTGATAATTCACCTCCTGTTGGTCTATGATGTGAAATTGCTGCAATACTATAACTTGTACACGGCGGTGATGCCCAAATAATATTTGGTATAAACGGAACTTCATTTACATCAAAATCTAATATATCAACAACATAATTTATTTTGTCAAAGTTATTTATATCAGATGAAAATACATTAATATTTAATTCTTCTGCTGCATTTCCGATAGATCTGCTACCGGCAAATAATTCTAATAAATTCATATTAAAAAGGTATTGTTGATCTTATGTGTTTACGTGTTTCTTTTTCGACTAATATTCGTTGATCCACTTCATTTATGTTTCGGTAACAACCACCATTTTTAAAATCCGGTGCGATCTGAAACATTCCTTGTTTTCCATTTTCTTTTCGTTTAACCTTTTGGATGTGGATTTGTACGGCATCCGATCCGTATTGCGTTTGTTCACCTAACGATCGGTAAACGGTCATCGCGTTGTATGCCTTGTTGAAAAAATCAGATGATCCACTTATATCGTATGGTGTTGGTACAACATATTTACCATTTTCCATTTGCATTTTACGCGGATGCGCCACTAAAAACAAATGTGTATTGGTTTGTTGGCAAAATTGCGTTATTTCGTTTAATACGCGCCCAACATACGAAACATCACGTTGCGCTGAATGATCCAATGTATTGTACGGATCAATCACACATACGTTTATTCCTTTTTGTAAAACCAATTCTTTAAACTTTTGCAAAATGTTTTCCAAAGTTAGGTTTTCCAAATCGATTTTCACAAAGAAAAAATTGTTTAATATGAAATCTTTTGATGCATTTAAATCATCACGTGTGCAATTCTTTTCGTTTAGTTTATTGGCGATCCTTTTGATATGACCTTCATACGGGAATGATTCCGGTGCAAACATCCCAATACGAAATCCGTGTTTCAATGCAAGGTTTACACATATTTGATCCACCACATCCGATTTACCGGAATTTGGTATTCCAGTAACAACCGACCATTCCGATAATGATATATTTAAATAATCATCCGATTCGCCAATCCCCATTGAATAATTTTTTATTCCGTTTTCATTGAAATTTAAAACCGAATCCCAAATATCATTGACATTAACAATTCCTTCCAATGGAAAGTTTTTTGCAGATCGTAAAATGGTTCGTAGTTTTTCCGAACCTTCATTACATAATACTTCGTTTGCATCTTTGTATTCACCAAAATCAACATATTTACAACGATAATATCCTAATCTTCGCGCCAATTCTTTACGCAATGCCAACCCCGCTTTGTCGTTATCGGTGCAAAGGATGATTTCCTTTTTATCCTTGAAATATTCATAACAATTATCAAGATATTCCAATCGTTGATTGCCTTTCGATGCACCATTAGGAACGGAACAAACCGAATATATTCCCGCCTCGTGTAATGATAACGCATCCATTTCACCTTCAACAATGTATATCGTATCCATTGTTTTGATATTGTCCAATCCATAAAACACCAATTCAGCACCGGAAACCAATTTAAAATTCTTTTCAGCATCGCGGTATTTTACGTTGATCAATTCGTTTTCGCGGTAATAATTAAAATTAATGGTTCGGCGTTTGGCGTTTACTTGTGGCATCCATTCGGTTGATTCGCCAATTTTCCAATGTGCCAATGTTGGTTTTGTGATTCCACGCCCATTAAACCATTCAATGATTTTTTCAGATAAATCAATTTGTGTTTCAACTGGCTTAACGTATTCCTTTTTTTCCTTGAATTTAACGTTACCACTCCACCCACAATGATGGCAATTATAGAATCCTTTTTCAATGTTTACTGATAAACACGGATCGGATTTGTGTTTACGTTCCGCGCTACATTTAGGACACGGTAATTTTTGTTCGGTAACGTTAGGCTTGGGATTAATCCCGATTTCATAAAATTCTTGTAATTCCATAAGTTAGTTTTTAGTAAATGCGAATTTAAAAAATTAATTGCGATTCTAATTCAAAAGGTGAATAAACTTGATTTAACGCACTATTTTTTATAAAATAACCATCGGCACCTAAATTGAACGATGTGCCGTTAGAACGCTTAAAAACATCACCCTTGCGTTTGTATTCCGCCTTTTTGAGTAAATCCTTCTTTGAAATCCATCCTACAACGGTTAATGTTCGTGTTTTTTTGTTTAATGATGTAAAAATAAAATGCGTTGCAGCGAATTTAATTTGTGATGCCACCACATTGGAATAATAATCGCCAATAACATCGGAATTTCTTCCAACGGTTTTAACATCAATTTTTTTATCGCCAAATTGAATATCCCAACCACCATCGAATCCATCTTCGTGCATTGGTTCAAAACCAAATAATTCACGAACCATATTTTCGCCTACAACACCAACAACTTGATTCGTTCGATTTCCATCAAACCTTCCACGTGATCCTAATTTGTGATTTTGTACATACAACGTTGCATCCACAATTTGTTCTTCGTTAATTTTCAAATCAAACATAATTTATATTTTAATTGTTTCTAATTCGCCACCGAATCGATTCATAAAAAGATCGATGTATTTAATTCCTTCCTTGTTGGATTTTCTCAATTTCAAAACCGATAAAAAGTTTTCCGACCAAAAATCATCATTACGAACAATTTGAATTAACAAATACAATTTGCGCGGTGAAATCTTATATTGTTTTTTGATCATTTGAATTTCGTACTTCCATTTGTTTTTGGTATCGGTTCTTTGTGGATGAAAACGTTCCGGAAATAACTTCACGATGTGATCATAACTTAAATCAACATCGTTGTCAAAAACTTGCTTTTTGGCGTTTTTATTTTTTTCACCACTAATATTACTTTTATTAATAGTATTACTTAATATACTAATATTACTTTGTGGCGGATTTTCCGTATGCGGTAAAACCGTATCCGGTAAACCCGTATGCGGTAAACCCGATGTGGATGATTTTGGCGCTTCACGTAACACGTAATCGTAAACAATACGCCCATTATCCGCGCGTTGTTCTTGGCGTTCTAAATACCCCAGTTTGATCAATTCTTTGATCTTTGTACGAATGGAATCTTTGCCATCCTTAAAATGTTTTGTCATAAATTCAACGCTGATTTTTTGATCGGATTTGTGGCTGAATAACCAACAATACAATCCGGTTGCGCCGGTTGAAATACCATCTTCACGAAATATTTGAAATGGTATCACGGTGAACTGATCAAACTTGTGCGGTTTGATGATTTTGCCAATTTCCATAATTAAGTTAGTTAGTTAAATTTCTTCGGTAATCTTTTTAATCTTATTGCAAAATTGCCGAATTTCATTAAATGTTTCTTCGAATTGTTCGATGGTGATGCGATCATCTTCGTGTAACGCAAATAAACATTCTAGTAATAAATCAAATTCCGGTTCGGTCATTCGACCAACATATTGAAACGTATATGAATTATCAAACGTTGTTGATTGTGTCCAACGTATGCGTTGATCATCTTCATTCCAAAAAACCATTTTATATTCCCACATTTTTAAAGTAATTATCAATTTTTTCTTTTATCGTGTCAAAATCATTTGACCAAAATACGTACCAATTGCAATTTTCAAGCCGTTTCATACATTCTTTTTGTTTTGCCGTTGGTTTGTTATACCCGTATTTTAATTCAATGGCTAATCCGTTCTTTTCAATGTTCGAATTGTAAATCATTACATCCGGCATACCGGCAACCGCCCCTAAAAATTTAAACTTGAATTGTTCAAATCGTGATCGTTTACCTTCGTTTGGAATGTGAACGATAAATGCATCGGGATATGAATATTTAACGTAATCAATTACCGCTTTCTGCAATTTATCTTCGCCACTTAAATATCGAACGTATGGATTTACTTTTGCCATTGTTTTAATTATTTGTTAAAATTAGAAAATATTTTTTGATAATCGTTAATTATTTATACTGGATTCAAATCGCAATTCAATATTGTATGAATTTGGAACGGTGTATCCAATGCCTAAATCCTTGAATATTTTTAACACATTTTGATAATCTTCGTTACTTATCATTATCAAACGATCATCCACTTGGTTTAAATAATCTTGTTGTAAAAAGTATTCCTTTGGATATGCTTTTGCAAATGATCGCACCGATCCGTACGGTACATTATATTTGGTGCAAATTTCCTTGATCATCAATCCGCTGAAATGATAATCCTTTGCAACCGCCATTCTGATGTGTTCGGGATATTTTGGTTTAAACTGATGATCCATATTAATCTTTTAATTTTTTGATTGTTTGGTATGCCTTTGATTTTATCGCACGTGCATTTCCATACCATTCAAATGTTTCTTTTAGTTTACGTTTCATTGGCGCAATGATGTCTAAATTATTTATCGCATCTTCAAAATCTTTTTTATACCCTTCAATGCGTTTTGATTCGTAATCGTATATTTTTTGTGCATCTTTTAATTGTTGATCCAATTCCTTTTCAACTTCATCGATTAATTCATCCAATGTGCGTTGCTGAAAATTATCTTTTAAATCTTTTATTGTTTTCATAATTATAATATTTCTAATCCGTAATCATCTTTTAATGTATCCGCACCCAATGCAACGCCGGTCATTACATAATGTTTCCAACGATCAAATGCTTTGTGCATACCTTCAAATCCTTTTTCGATCATCTTATCGTTTAAACGACATACGCGAATCATTGTTTCCGGATGTTGTTGATCTGAATACTGGATGTTATTTTTCATCGCAACGAATCTAAAGTTTTCGATTGGAAAACCTAATATGGTGCAATAAAATGCCGCTTGAATGTGATAATTGTATTGCCATACATCCTTGTGGAAATCCATCACCGAACGCGTTGTTTTAATATCGGTAATGAATCCTTTTTCTTCATTGATAATATCAGCACGAACACGTACCGGTACACCGCCATATTCCGTGTAATGGCTTAATTCGTAAACACCGGTGCAAGATTCAACCGCTAATGGATTGGCGTAAAATTGGCGTTCTAATTCGCGAATGACACGTACATCGGAATGATCCAATAAATTACGATCACCCGCCTTTGTCATTAACGCTTCTTTTAATTCCTTGTTTTCCTTTTTACGCATATCACCCAATTCCGGCATTTCATAATATTCGGAATCGAATTGATCGCGCCCAAATGTGAATAATGTGTGAACCGCATTTCCAAAATCAAACGCCTTTTTCGGTGCGTATGTTTGCGCCAAATATTCACGAACCGATCCGTTAAATTTCGCAATGGATTTTAACCCACTTGCGGATATGGATTTGTGTGAATGATATTCCGCGTTTGTATCAAATACCTTTTTCATTGTGGTATATTTTTTTGTAGTGATCCAATTTAGTTTTTAAAACGATGTTTTCGTTGTGGCATCGCATTAATTGTTCTTTTAAATATGCATTTTGCGCCATCACAAAATTCACATCATTTTCCGGTGTATTGTCGATTACTAAAGCCATTGGTTTAAATTTAAAATTGTTATCATTGCTAAAAATAAAATCATAAATGCAAATGTTGCACCCAGTATTTTAAAATGATCGTTTTCTTGTTTTGGTTTACGACCTTGATTCGATCGGTATTGCCTAAATTCTTTTTCCTTGTTCTTCATTTGTTTGTTAGTTTAAAATGGCGGGATATTTCACCCGCCGTTAATTAATTAAAATGGTAAATCACTTGGATCTTCTTTCGTGATATTATCAGATGATACGGTTGCAAATCCACCTTGTGAATTGTTGTCGCTTTTCCAAACTTGTGAAACACCATCGCCATTGATCCATTCCGTGTTTGCTTTCGCTTCACGTTCTTCTTTGGTTTGGATTTTTGCCAATGCGTGTGTTTTTACTAATTGGAATTTTTCGTGATCGTAAATCACTTTTGGTTCTTTGATTGGTATCATTTCAAATACAATTTCTTGTACTTCTACTTCTTCACCTTCCTTGTTTGTGTATGATCTTTTTTGGATCAATTCACGTGCCTTTTCGACATCGATTTTTACTTGAATCTTGTTTGACATAATTTAAAATTTATTTATTGATTAATTAATTCTTTTTTTATTTTTCCGTATTCGAAACGCATTGTACCGTTATGTTTTGCACCCAAATAAATTAGTTTGCCATCTTCAAATTGACTATACCATTTAAACTTTTTTAATTCAAATTGAAATGATCGCGGGTTCGCTTTTTCTTCGGGTGTAAACTTGATGAATATAAACGGATAATCGTATAATTCACGACCAATCCCCCAGTTGAAACACGCGCGTTTAAATGCATCGGATGATGCCCCTTTTATTGCTTCGGTGTTTGATTCGGTTCCCACATCCATTTTTGATACCCATCCATCATTGGTTTTAATCGATACGGTGCAATAGTTATGACCTCCAATAATTTCGTGTTTACGTTGCCATCGATGTGCGCCGACAACTTCATCCAAACGATTCATATCAGCACGTGCATCTTTGTACGGTAATACGATCGCGCCATTTTGATTAGTTGATTGAACACGAAATTCGATTTCATCAATAGACAATGGCGTTGTTAGTGTTTTTTTCATATTCCTAAATGATTTAATGTGAACCCTAATTCTTTAAGAATTTTGATTTCACGAATTGTAAATGTTTCCGGATTTTGTAATCGGGATTTTAACGTTGGTTGCGTAACCTCCAATTTGTTGTAAACATCTTGGCGCGTTAAAACTAAACGTTTTAAATCGTTGATAAATTCAACTTCAAATTGTTCCATAATTATTTGTGATTTGTGGCGGATGCCGAAACACCCGCCGGTTGTGATTAGATTATTTTTGCTGAATCATTGCCGCTTCGATCGATGTTGTTGCAAACAAATAAGTTAAAAAATTTCTTTTTTCGTTTTCATCTTTCATTAATTCAAAAAATTCTTTTCTTTCTTTTTTTGACATATCGAAAGCTACCATCGATAAAATGTTTTTCACTTCTTCCCATCCTTCTTTTGATGTTAAAAACTCGATGTTTCTTTGTGCTTGTTCTGAAATTCTTTTTACTCGTTCCATAATGTTTTTGTTAGTTGTTAGTATTTCGTTTTGTTTTACATTGTAAATATACAAATTATTTTTGGTTTACAAAATTTTTTTTGGAAAAAAATAAAAAAAATTTAAAATAAATAAAAAACCGCGCAATGAAATGAATCAAATACGCGGTTCACACAAACAAGGAAAGAATGTATGCTTATTTGTAATTCCTTATTGTTGTTGTCGTTGAATCAATTGCTTGATCTTGAATATGACCGGTAATGTCGTACAAATTACTTTTGACATTATAGTTGATCGTATCAATCAAAACATTGTTTGTTTCAGTTAATCCAGTAAATGTAACCGAAAAATAATCGCCAATACATAATGGCGTTTCATCATCAATCTTTTTAACGGTTCCTTCATAACGGATCAAACCATTACGTGCATCATTGATTCGTTGTTGGTTGGTAATTTCATCAATATATTGTGCCGTATCCGATGCTGATCGCAAAAACTTTGCCGCCACATCATTATTACCATCATTGATAAGTTTTCCCGCAATGTATTTATTATCTAAACTATTTTGATAAATACCCGAATACGTTTCTTTTCGTGATTTATTTCCGGTTGATGTGTTGGTGCTGATTTCATCCGTATAAATGTATTCAAACGTTTGTTCACCATTAACGCCAAATTCAGCGTTCCAACGATTTATTTCAATGTTTATACCATCTAAATATGTGTAAAAATGTGTTCCACCACTTTGCAAATATGGTCGATAAAAATACACTTCTAATGTGTTGGCGTTTCCGGATGTTTCACCATTACCAATATCCGTTGGTGTTGTAATTGTTTTGGAATACGTTTTCCATTCACCACGACCTTTGTAAACGGCTTGGTTGTACGTTAATGTGTTTTGCCACGTATCATCACTTTCTTTATAATACCAATACGTTGATGTTGATCCTAATCGTACACGGATCACAAACGGTATTGCATATTCCGCTTCCGTTGCCGGAAACGTTGAAAAATTACCATTGTTAAAATTATAATCAAAGCTAAATGTAAATTCGGTGTTTTGCGCGATATACGGCATCATTTGAATTTGGCGCAATTGTTCGGTGTATGTACCCGCGTTTACCTTTTCACTAAAATAATACGAATACAATCCTTTATTTGAATACCCGCCAATAAATCCACTTGCCGATGTCCAATGTCCCGATGTCAAATCGCCATTTTCAAAATATCCATTACGAACTGGATTCACTTGTTTTTTCACATCCGCAGTCATCACCAATTCCTTCAATGAACCTTTTTTGGTTCTGATCAAATTATTGCTTATTGGCAACAAATCTGATGGCATATTGTATGATGTTTGGTATGTTGTATCCAATGTTGTGCCGTTCGATTGTATAATCCACTTATTTGCGACAACTGAAACGCCATTATAATATCCACGCCTTTGATAAATACGCATATTGAAATGACCTAATATCGATTCCAATACCGCTTTGCAATCCATTGGTGAACCTTTATCAAAATACGCATCCGAATAAATTTTGGTAAACACAAACGCATCATTATAATCTGCCGTTGATCCTTCCAAACCTAACATTATATCGTAATCGTAATTTAACCCCAAATCCGTATAATCAATACAATGTTCGATAATCGTTTTAATATCGTAAATCGCTGATCGTAATCCGTGATTGTAACCATCCAACACACCCAATTGATCGGATGCCGATATTGTAAACGCATACGGTTTTGATGTAATTACTTCTTGAAATGCATCCGGAATAATAAACCCTTGCCAATAAACAACGTATCCGCCATACGTATTATCCCAAAAATATAATGTTACTTTAAATTCGCGTTCATCTTCGGTGTACAAATCATCATACGAAACATCATCCGTTACGTATAAATTGATTTTTGCACTTGATCCTATAATCGGTGAATATACATCATCATCTTGTTGATACGTAATTACAATGGGATTACCCGTTCCAACGGCATTAATAACGCTTCCAACGTATCCGTTTTTTGCAATATCAATTCGCTTTTTGTTTGATTCGTTATCGGAAAAATCCAATCTATATTTTACACCGTATGCCATCTTAACCTAATCGATTTCTTTGTTTGTTTGCTCGTTGTAATGCTACAACTAAATCTTGACCTTGCAATCTAAATTCACCGGTAACGTTTACATTACCCGCACCGCGATCACCGATCATTGATTTTAATTTATCTAATGGCGCAATCACTTCCGGATTTGAACGCGCACCGGCATATTCACCCATCAATCCTAATGTTGGTGATGATACAATACCACCATTGGCGAATTTACCAAAACCGGATATGTTTCCGAATAACGATTTAAAATCAGTTGTTGTATTTCCAATGATTCCAATTCCCAATCCACTTAAAACGGCGGATAATATTGCCGCCGCAGCAGCTGCCGCGATTAATCTTTTAATAATTCCTAATATCGCGTTTCCTAATGATTTAAAAAAGTTTTCACCTTCAAACATTGCTTCAAATGAATCGGATAACGCATATCCTAACGACATAACAACATTTGACATTCCTTCACCTAATTGTTTAAACTCGACAAATTTCGTGTTTAAATTTCCGGTGTTTTCCGCCACTTGATTTATTGTATCACCAACTTGTGCAATTCCTTTTGTTACAACTTTTACCGTTTCGCCAATAATACGCGGTGAATTAACTTTGTCGTTTCTTCCAAATGGTAAATTGATTGGCGGGATTGTTTTTCCAAATTCAGCACGTGCCGCCGACATTGCATCCGCACTTGCTTTTGCTTGTTCTTTTGTGGATTTAATAATACTTTCAGCACCCATTGAAACAACCGCTTGTGCAACTCCCGTTGGATTACCAAAACCACCCGATGAAAATGTGATTTTTAGTTTTTCCCACAACGATAAATTACCCGCGATTTTATCCGTTAATTGATCAAACGCAAATAATAAACCGCCGATTGCCGCAACCGCAATTGCTGCCGGTGCGCCTAATCCCATTAACGCGCTTTTAAATCCACCAAACGCTTTTGTTCCATTTACAAAAACTAACGCTTTCCCTAATTTACCAAACGCCAATGATAAATTACCCACTAACGTTAATACTGTTGGTAATATCGTTATCAATGCCGTTACTTTTACAAATAACGCTTGATTTTCTTTTGACCAACTTTTAAATTCTTTTACCGCGCCTTTGATCCAATTTGCTAATTGTTTGATGTATGGCAACAACTCCACTAACAAAACTGAACCAATTTCAGTAAATGAATTTTTTGCTTCTTTTAACGCCTTGTTTAATTTAAATGATGCGCTTTCAGATGTGGATTTAAATGCGTTATCGGTCATTCCTAACGTATTATTCATACGTTTGAATATGTCGTTTGTGGTTGCAGAATTTGCACCCAATAAATCCATTATACCCGATAATGCACGAACGTTTCCAAATACACGTTGTGCGGCATCATCGTTTCCATCAAAATTTTCTTTTAATATTTGTAATGTATCTAATAAACCGCGTTCTTTAATGTTCTTACGCAATATATCAGTTGATAAACCCATTTCCGCCAATGCATCGGATGCATCTTTGGTTGGTTTTAAAATACTTGTAAGAATACCGCGAATTTGTGTTGCCGCTTCCGCCGCGTTTGTACCAGTACGTGATAATGCCGCAAATGCCGCACCCACTTCATTGAATGATACACCCATTGCAGATGCAACCGGTAAAACCCTACCCATTGATCCCGCTAATTCAGATGCTTCCAATTTACCTTCACGAACCGCCGCAACCATAACATCAGTTGCATTTGATGCGTTTAATACATCTGATCCGTATGCGTTCATTGCAGATGTTGCAAGATCGGCAACCGTTTTTGTTTCACCCAATCCAATGGCGGATGCCTTTAATGATTGTTGCAAAACATCCATCGCTTCCTTACCACGTAATCCCGCCGATGTAATATAAAATAATGCATCAGCCGCTTCACCGGCATCTTTACCCATATCGGATGCCAATTCCTTGACC